CTCTTCCGATCTCTAGATTGAAAACCTTATTTTCTGCGCATTTAAACACTGCACTTGCAATGGCCGGAATTCACCTTCTCCAGAATTCATTTAGGCAAATGATCTCTAATGTTGTAGAGATTGATACAGCGATGACGAATTTACGTAAGGTTACGGATGCAACAGATTCTGAATACGCGCAATTTTTAGAAGGTGCTGCATATAGAGCCAAAGCAGTCGGAGCTACGATGACTGATGTTATCAACGCAACAAGTGAATTTGCAAGGTTAGGCTACAACCTGAATGACGCTACTGTATTAGGTGATGCTGCCGTTCTGTACACAAATGTATCAGAATATACAAATTCTGCAGAAGCTTCACAAAGTTTAATCTCTACAATGAAGGCTTTTGGAATCGAAGCAAAAGAAATTATGACCATTGTAGATAAATTTAATGAGGTTGGTAATAATTTTGCGATTAGTTCTAGCGGATTAGGCGAAGCTATGCAACGTTCAGCAGCATCCCTAAATCTTGCGGGAAATTCATTAGATGAATCAATTGGTCTTGTCACTGCTGCGAATACAATTATTCAAGATCCAGAGGTTGTAGGAACATGGGCTAAGACTTTGACAATGTACTTACGCGCTGCAAAAACTGAAGCCGAAGCCGCAGGAATTGAAACTACGGGAATGGCAAGCTCTGTATCTAAATTACGAGACACGATCCTTGCTCTAACTTCTGGACGTGTAGATATTCAAATAGATGAAAATACCTTTAAATCTACTTTCCAGATCATGCGAGAAATTGCTGCTGTTTATGACTCCATGACCGACTTAGATCAGGCAGCTTTGTTGGAAGCTCTTTCTGGAAAAAGACAGGCTAATACAACCGCAGCACTGATTAAGTCTTGGGATATTGCTGAAGAAGCTGCTAAGTCTTCTGCTAATAGTGTAGGGTCTGCTACGAAGGAAAATGAAAAGTATTTAAACTCAATCGGAGGCAAAATACAACAGTTCACCTCATCTTTCCAGTCTTTATCGACTTCGTTAATTTCTAGCGACATCGCTAAAGTCTTTGTGGATATGGGTACTGGAATTCTTAGTGCGACTGAGGCTTTGGTAGATTTTAAGGGGTCTCTCCCCGCTGTCATTGCATTATTATCGACGATCTCTTCATTGGTAGGAGTAAAATCGAATGGTGTGGCAGGTATATTAACTCCTTTTACCACTAGTGGCGATGGCTTTGGTAATAAGTTGATAAATTTCGCAACTGGAAAAGGATTTAAGAGTGATGCAGCTATTGCAAATCAATTTCAATCTGCAGAAGCGGTTGAAATCTTTAATGCTTTTAACAAGGCTGCAGGGCAAGGAACAGAGGCAATAGCTCAATTCCAAGCAAACTGTGCACGCCCCGAATTTGCTGCTTTCTTAGCAAGGCAGCGCGAAAGCAATTCGTATATCATAGGAGGCGTGGATGCATATCGCAGATTTACAGCTGAATCCAATGCAGCTGCATCAGCGCAAAGGTCTCTAAGACTCGCAACTATCGCAAACACAATCGCCACGACAGCATTAAATACGGCTATTTCTTTTGGTGTTGGATTACTATTCCAAGCAGCAATTACAGGAATTTCAAACTTAGTTAATGCTAGAAGCAATGCTATCCAAGAGGCTACCCAAACCTTAGATCAGTATAATTCTAAACTTCAAGAAATTTCAAATACCGAAAAATCCTTTTCTGCTGATTACGAAGATTATGAGAGATTAGCTTCCGGCATTGGACAAAACGGCGAGAATATTTCTTTAACGACTTCAGAATTTGAAAGATATAATGAGATTGCAAATAAGATCGCAAAAACATTCCCTGAGATGGTTGCTGGGTATACTGCCCAAGGCGATGCAATAATTAAGAATAAAGGCAACGTATCAGAATTAGCAAATGCATTCGAGCGATTAAAATCTGCTCAAAATGTAGCGTTGATTAGTGATTATGATTCTGTAATAAGAGGCACCAGATATCAGGTTGAAGATTTAGATCGTAGCGTTGCAGAACTAAAGGGAGAATACAGCGATCTTTCTAAGATTGATGATTTTTCTGTAGGAGCTGTCATTCCAAACACCGCTGTAAGAGATTTAAGCAAATTCGGAGTTCAACTCAAAGAAGTATACGATAAATCCACCGGATATAAAGTATTTAAAATTGCCGATGAAATTTCTGAAGAACAAAAATCAGAAATCACTTCTTATATAAACAACTTATCTTCTCAAATAGCATCTTATGAATCCGAGCGGAAGAGCGTATTGAATCGAATTACGCCTATTATTCAGGCCATGCTAGAAGAGGATACGACTTTAAATAAGTTGCCAAAAGAACTTCAAACCGCTGCAAACATGTTTGCGCAAAATTACTTCACGAATTTATATGACTTTAATGAAGATAAAGATGGAAGTGATTTGAGAAGATTTATCACAGGCACCGTACCTAAAATATTTGAAGAAGCTTCTAAATCTCCAGAAATACAAAATGCCTTAGATAAACTTTTCAGTTTTGACTCTGTTCGTTCCTTAAATAAAAAGGATTTTCAGAAAAAGATAAGTCCGCTATTAAAACTTCTTTCGGATGAATTCGAAGGGTACGATATAAACTTTTATAAGCTTTTTGGGTTTGATTCATTTGAAGATAATATTAAAAATGTTATTCCACAAATTATTGAGAATACAAACAGAGTGATAGGTGGATTTGGTCTTGGAAAGTTAAAAGATCAATTTTCTGATTATTTATCTGATTTATCACTGAGTCAATTAGAAACGTTAAATTCTCTTTTTAAGTATGGAGACGAGGCTGCACTTGAGTACTTAAATAGAATTTTTAATTTGATAGACGCTGGCGCGGATCTTGGAGATATTCTAAATGGCATTACAGACGCTACTGAAGCTCAAGGAAAAGAATTTCGAACAGTATCAGGAGATATTGAAAAATATCAAAAGGCCTTAGAAAAAATAGGTCCTGATGCTGAAGACAATCATAAGTCTTTATCTAAGATTTTTGACGAGCTAAAGGAAGCATCCGACCAAGGGCAGATAAATACAGAGACCGCCAGGGAGCAAATGAAGCTGCTATATGGAGAAGTTCTTAGTTTAGATGATCTCAGAAAGCGAATTAAAAAAACAGATGGATTCTTCACTGTTGATAAAGATAATCCCACGAAGGATGCCCTCGATTCCTGGAAAGAATTTGTCTCATTATATAAAAAATTACCTGAAGAAAGCAAAAAACTGGCGGATGTTAATTTAGATACAAAGTCAATTAAAGTAGCACAAAATGACGTAGAAGCATTTGCTACAGCATTAGGGCTATCAGCAACCAGTTTGCAACATACATTCGATCTCTTGTCGTCTTATGGAGATTATGTACAGCCATCTATTGATAACGTAAATACAGCTGTTGATACATTGGCTGGAGCTGTTGGAAATTTATCTCCTGAACTAAATTCTTTAGGTAAAAAGATGCAGGAAGAATTCGAGCAAGGAAATGTAGATCTTACACACAGAATTAACGTTGATATAGGTAATGGCACTTACGCTACTGTTCTCAGCAGCTGGATGGATACATTCGTTGGTGGTAAACCAATTGCGATTCACTTTACACCAATTGTTGATGGTGAATTTCTCGATAATGGCACCCTAGATACTTATATTAAAAATTTAATACAGAATGCTACGAGCGCTAGCGATCTTCTAAAAAGAGATGATCCTAAAAATGGAGGCCTTGGAGTTATCCTGAGAGCCAAAGTCGGATTCGATTTTGATACGGAAGAAAAATGGGGTGAAGATCTTCATACCATACAAGAGGAATATTACAATAAATCGGCTGAAATATTAAACTCAAATGCTTGGGAATTGCTCACAAAAAATGGAATGACAGATGTCAAAATTGCTCTTGAATCCATTCTGGGGGCGGATTTCAATTTTGCATCTTATACGGTTGATGAATTATATAAATTAGCAGATGCATTATCAACCGTAAAGCAAGCAGCATTTACAAATGCAGATGGTGTCTTTAATGAAGATACCATTATTTCAGGATTCCAGTATATCAATACTCAGCTTGATGAAACTGCGCTTAAAATAGAAAACTTACCCGATGGAAAAGTTTCAATTGAAGTCACAGACATGGACAAGCTCTCAGAATATTTATCTGGAAGGCTAGGAGTTGAAATCAGTTCCAAGGATCTCAGTTCATTTTTGAGCAGCATCCAGAAATCCATCGGGGAAAATGGTAAATTAAATCTTGTCGTCAATACCGAGCAAGCTTCTGAAAGCAAAGATGCAATCGATAAAATGCTATCGGTTTTTGAACATGAGTATGACTTAAAAGTAAAAACCGATGACGCTGTTAAATCTGTTGATAACCTCATAAAAAAAATCAAAGAAATAAGCCAACCTCAAATTATTCCTATTACATATTTTATTACTTCTCAAGAAAATCTTCCAACAACAACTACCAGAGTTACTTCATCTAAAAATCCGATACATTTGGGAAAGGGACCTATAGCGATAGACAAAAATGCAGCCTCTGGTATAAATGGTCAATCTGCTAAGTCTGGTAGAGTTTTGGTCGGAGAGGTTGGGCCGGAGCTTTGGATTGATAAAAGTGGTAAAAAGCAACGAGTAGTTGGAAAGTACGGGATGGAAGTTATTAACATCCAAAGAGGCGATGCAATTGTCCCTACCGATATAACACAATCTTTGATGCGTGGATCTTTAGTTGGAAATTACTCTCGTGGAACCGAAGAGCCCAGCGGGATCTATGGAGGAATCAATATCTCTGGCGAATGGGATGAAGATATTACAAGTGGAGATTCTTACAAAAAGGCCAAAAAATCTAAGAAGAAGTCATCTTCACGAAAAGATGAGCTTGATAAGGTTCGTAAGGCGGCAGAAGCTGAAATTGCAACATTGAAGTATAAACTCCACATGGAGCTTATTACTCAAAAGCAATATTATGATGGTCTAACTGCTATATTAAACAAATATTATAAAGGGAAAACTGACTTTCTAAAAGAGGAAAGAGATCTAGAAATGGAACTCTTTGACCTGAAAAAAGCAATTGCAGAAGATTGGATTACCGATAGATCTCACATGATCGATCTTATCGATTATAACAATGGAATAAGCGAGCAGATGATTCCAATGTATAAAAAAATCATCGACTATATTGCGGGACTTGGAAAAGAAGCGCGGGCTAGAGGGCTCGATGATACATCTGATTATATTCAATCACTTTCGAAACTTTGGATAGAATATAATGATAAGATGAAAAAACTTCAACAAGATATCTTTAATTATCAGCTGGATCTATACGATCAATATATTGAAGTTAGAAATCATCTCAATTCCTGGGGATCTGATAATGAAGTATCCACCATAAAAAGAAAATTATCACAAATAGAACAAGCGTATAAAGATCATATTGTAACACTTGATGAGTATGTCAAGCTCCGGAATGATACGATCCTTAAAATCTACGATGTTGAGCAGGCTGCATTAAAGGAAATTTTGTCTTTGACACAGCAGATGATCCAAAAAGAGAATGAGGATCAGATAGATTCCCTTCAAAAACAGTTGGACAAATATCGGGAGATTATTGAAGCAAAAAAAAGAATTTTGGAGTTGCATGAAGCCGAAAGGAATTATCAATCCAGTCGAGACGATCTTACAGGAGAATTATCTGATCTTCAGAAGCAGCTTAATGCATTAACAAATGATGATAGTCGCGAAGCTATGGTTAAACGAAATGAACTTCTTGAACAAATGAAGAAAAAGCAGAAGGAATTGGCGGATCACCAGCACGACTATTCTTATGAACAGCAGCAAGATGCGCTAGATCGAGAGTTGGAGTCGTATGAGAAAGAGAAGCAAGATGAGATTTACACGCTAAGAAACTACTTAAAAAATGCTGGCGATTTATACCAAGCTGCGGTAAAACGAATCAATAATAATTTTGATACGCTCTTTGAGGATTTGCTGGAATGGAATCGTCAATATGGAACTGGATTAGATCGAGATGTTATTGGTCCTTGGTCAAGAATTGTAGATTTAATGAAGCAAGCTAAAATGCTTCATGGCGCTTATAATTTTGAAGGAGCTTTGAACATATCCCAAAGCAATGCTGAAAATGCATTAGGCTTACAACAATCTGTTGGACAAAAAGTTCAAGAAATGAAATCCAACTCTCAGGCAGCTCTTGCAAAGCATAATAAAACAGGTGTTTGGGATAAGAACTATCATAATGCAAACAAAAAAATAGCCTTAGAAATTGAAGGATTGACAGGTCTTGATGTTACATATAATCGGTCAACCGGAAAGTGGCTCATCAATGGCGAAGAACTTTATGCTAAGTATCATACAGGTGGAGTTGTTGGAGAGAATCCCACGCTAAAGCAAAATGAAATTATGGCCGTCTTAGAAAAGGGAGAAATTGTATTTAATCAAAAGACTCAAGGAGTTTTATTTGATCTCCTATCTGGAGTAAAAACTATGTATTCCATGGCTTCCCAAATTAACCCAGGAGGGCTTGATATAAATTCCGCAATGATTCCCACTGCTTCTATGCTTCCTAAGCAGCCTAACGCAGAAGTTAATATTGAAATCAACTCTCCTATTGAAATCAATGGTATGTCAAATTCTGATATCATAAGTCAATTAGAAAGTCACGGAAAAAGATTAGCTGAAATTGTATCATCAGAGCTTTCAAAAAATATTTCTTCTCCATATAGATTAAGAACAAAACTTTAATATCTACTTTTAGTATCTGCCCGCAGCAATTGTGGGCAGATTACTTTTTTGTAAAGGGGTGATTGTTATTTTTTCTGCCTACGATTTTATTTTTGATGGGGTTCCTGGTGAACAATATGGTTTAAAATTATACAATTTCGATTCTGCTTCTCAAGACGACAACTCTTCATTGGGGATTTCTCCAGAGGTTTTAGAAGACAGAATTGGAAGGCGTATTTCCCCGATTCATTACGGTGTTTCTTTTCAGACTCCTCTCAATTTTAAAATTGTGTTTGGGAGTGATTCCCCTCTTGATAGGTATGATATCTCTGTTATTACATCGTGGCTAATCGGCCATCAAAATTATAAGTGGTTAGATATCCTACAACCTGATTTATATTCAAAACGATATAAGTGCATCTTACAGAATGCAAAAGTCGTAACTGTCTCCGGCCTTCCTTTTGCATTGCAGTGTGATGTTTTATGTGATAGTCCGTTTAGCTATTCATACCCAGAAGTATACGCTGCGTCAATAAATGGCTCTGGAGAAATCGCGGTGTATAACTTTTCTACAATGAATCTTCCCTACTATCCAAATATTAAAATAGAGAATATTAAATCTTCAAAGATTGAAATCTACACTGCGTCGGAGCCAAATAGAAAATTAGTTTTTTCTAAAACATCCGGGGTAAATTGGATAGAAATCGCAGGAGAATCTCATATGATAACATCGGATAATTCGAGAACTGTGTATTCTGGATGCAATTTCAATTTTTTAAGACTGATTAGAGGAGACAATATGATTACAATAACCGGAAATTGTGATATTACAATCACATGCGAGTTTCCGATGGGGGTAGGAAGTTAAATGAAAATAAATCTTTCCAAGATCAAAAAAGACCCTTCCGGAAGAATTGAAAATCCAGTTCTGCTACTTAAAACGCTTCACGAAGAAGTCATTTCTCCAATCTATGGATACTACAATCTCAAGATTTCTTTAAAATATAATGACTTATCCGAAGTTTCGTTTGATGTACCTTCGGTAATTGATGGCATCAAAAATCCAGTATATGATTCTATCTCTGGATTTAGAATTGTGGAAATTGCACCTTATGGAAAATTTATTCTCATGAACCCCGAGCGGCAATCCGATGGTGTTAAAGATTATAAAAGCTGTACTGCATATTCTTTAGAATATGAATTCACAAAAACTACTTTAATCTTAGAGGAAGGTACATATAATCTCTATAATCCAGCAGACAATAAAGAGACTTTAGTTGGAATCATCTGTGAATCAATGCCAGCATGGAGTGTAGGATATGTCTCCCCTACCTTATACGGTAAATACAGAACCTTCGATAGTACATACGATAGCAACATTTTAGATTTTCTGTGGGGCACTGTTCAAAAATCATATCGCTGCTTATTTATATTTGATTCCAACACTAGAACATTTGATATTTTGGACGCTGATGATGAGATATCAATGCGCCCAATTTACTTATCAGCCGAAAATTATCTGAAAAAAATTTCAGATAAAGAGTTGAGCGATGGAGTTTTTACTGCGCTTAATGTTTATGGTGCCGATCCTGTCAGTATCCGAAACGTAAATCCTACTGGCAGCAACATCATTTACAATCTAGATTGGTTCATCGAAAACGGAGATATCGATCCTCCCCTAGCTAAAAAATGGAGATCTTGGGAAATTCTGGTAGAGTCATACGAAAAATCCTATCAACAATTATCTGCTTTGAGAAATGCAGAAACTTCTCGGTTGATTGCAGCCCAGGCCATTCTAGTTGACTTAAAAGGAGAGTTGACCTCCTTAGAAAACTTGAGAGATGTCATTGCTCAAGGCATACAAATCGGAGCCAAAAAAGATGCTGATTTAAGTCAGGCCAAATCAAACATCTCAAGTAAGAAAAAAGAAATTAAGGCACAGGAATCAAAAATCGAAGAAATTAAAGCTTCTGTCGATAAATTCAATAAACAAATTGAATCCGTTGCAAAGGATTGTAAACTATCTAAATTTTTTACCCCTGATGAATTCAAGATTTTGCGACAGTATTTAATCCAAACTGATTTTGTAGACGAGACTTATGCGGTATTCGATGTTGATATAACTAAAGAGAGTGATGGATTCAAGAAGGGGTCATCCGGGAATTTATCGATTTCAAATAGTACGATCGTTGAAGTAGAAATGCAGCCAGAACAAGATTGTCGATTGTTCAGCATTACAGGGGGAGCTGCTAACTTATCCTTTGAGTCTTCTGACGGAAAGCCAGTTTTAATTCGTGGTGATATTATAGATGGAACTATGGAACGTAGAAACTCTAAGGATACCGTGGTTAGTTTCTACCTCGGGTCTGGATCTATAGGAGAAGACCACTTCCCTTCAGGAACATTAACTATTGTCGGAGATTCTTCTCCTATAGCCTCTGGATCTAATGTGTCATTCTCAAATATCAATGTGTATTTTACGCGAAACGTCACGGAGTATCAGAGAATTTCCATAGAAAAGGAATTATATAATTATGCAAAGAAGCAACTCCGAGACATTGCATATCCATCATTTACATTTGACATTAGTTCTGGAAATCTAGTTTTTGCGCAAGAATCTGAACCTTATAAAGATCAGCTACAATTAGGAACCGGAATATATTTAGCACTAAGCGATGGGATTTATATTAAACCTCTTCTGATCGAGATTCATCTTGATTATGAAAATGCGGATAAATTTGAATTAGTATTTTCCAATGAATATAAAAAAGCAGATGGAATCTCATCTTTCGAAGATATATTAGAAGAAGCGTCTAAAGTTGGAAAAACGGTAGATATGTCCAAATATGAGTTTGGAAAATATACATCCAGCGGGGCAGCCACTGCCGTTTCTAATTTAATCAAAAATGGATTGAATGCTGCAAAACAAAGCATAATTGCAGGGCTAAATAATGATGTAGTCATTGATGGTAACGGAATTGATATCTCTAGTTCAGATGATGATATGTACATTCACATGAATAACAGCATGATTGCATTTATCAATAACAATACTGGAGATGTCACAATGGGGATCGGGCGTTTCAAAGATCCCAATGTCAATACCACCGGAACTCTATATGGAATTATCGCTCCAAATATTGTAGGTACTTTAATTGCTGGAGAAAATCTCGTTATAGAAAATAAAGACGTCAATGGCGAGAATATGCAATTTAAGGTTGATTCGTCTGGAGCATTTTTGAACAACAGTCGATTCTTCCTGCAAAAAGACAACGGAGGTAAAATTGCAATTGATCCATCTTATGGAATTGCAGCCGGGACGTCTCAGCTATATACAATCAACAATACACACGTTGTTCCATCATTTGTTAATCCGAATGGTAGCCTCATTTTAGATAAAGGCATGCCCAAAAATACTAATTTCTTTATAGATCTTCGAGACGGATCTGCTTATTTTAGAGGAACCATTTTTGCTGAATCTGGATTCTTTAAAGGAACTGTCCAAGCAAGTGATTTTTTAGACTCAAACGGGAAAAGCATGCTTACTTCTGCCGGGAAATGGGATTCTAAATATCTAGATTTAGGCAATATCAAACTAGACGGAACCACAGGTAATATTACGATGACTGGCAATATTACAATGGGCGGTAATATTAGTTTTACTGGTGCAAGTTCAATTACATGGGGCGGCAATACCCCTGTGAAATATCAATTCTCTC